CGATTTCTCTCTACTCACGAGGCTCTCTGAGGGGGTATAGGTCGCATGCCGACGCAGGTCCAGATCGGCGAGCACCTCGATCTCGCGCAGAAGCAGGTGAGCGAGATGGTCGCGAAGCTGGGCATCGACTACCGCAACGCGTCGATGGACGAGGTCCGGATTGCCTACATCCGGCAGCTTCGGGCCGCGGCGGCGGGGCATCGCAGCTCGAACGGTGACGACCTGGTGGCCGAGCGGGTGCAGACGGAGCGCGTGAGCCGCGAGCTGATGCTGCTGCAGCTCGCCGAGAAGCAAGGGCGCCTGGTGGATGTCGAGCAGCTTGCGCAGGCGTACTCGCAGATGGTGGGGGCGTTCAAGACGGAGCTGCTCGCCCGTGACGACAAGCTCAAGACCGAGCTCGACGCGCTGTACGGCGTCAACGTGGACGGCGAGCTCCTGAATGCACACACCCGGGCTGCACTCGAGCAGCTATCTCGATACGACGCCAGCGGTGAGGACGCTGGTCAACCGGCTGGCGAGGACGCTGCGGCCACCTGAGCGGCTGACGACGACGGAGTGGGCCCGGCGGCACCGGGGCATGTCGGCGAAGGCGACCGCGAAGCCCGGCCGGTACAACCCGGACGTGACGCCGTGGGTCGCCGGGATGCACCAGGCGCTTGACGACCCGCAGGTCTCCGAGGTGGTCGCGATGAAGTCCGCGCAGATCGCGTGGACCGACGGCGTGATCCTGAACTACGTGCTGCGCCGCATCGACATCGAGCCGTGCCCGATGATCGTGATGTTCGCGAAGGACGAGGCGGCGAAGCAGTTCAACGACGAGAAGTTCACGCCGGCGGTGGAGGCCACGCCGCGGCTCGGGCTGAAGATCAGGGTGGACAAGCTGCGCGACCGGGACAACCGGGCGCAGTTCAAGAACTTCGACGGCGGCTTCCTGAAGCTGGTGTCGAGCCGCAGCCCGAGCTCGGTCAAGTCGAGCCCGGTGCCAGTGGTCATCGTGGAAGAGCCGGACGACGCCGATGCGAACCTGCGCGGCCAAGGCGACTCGATCACGCTGCTGGTGGAAAGGACGAAGTCCTTCCCGCAGCGCAAGGTGGTGTTCGGCGGGACTCCGACGATCTCCGGGCTGTCGCGGGTCGAGAGCGCGTTCGCGCGCAGCGATCAGCGGCGCTTCTGGGTGCCGTGCCACCACTGCAACGAGGCCCACGTCCTGGCGTGGGAGAACGTGACCTGGCTGCAGGACGCGCCGGTCGAGCACGAGGTGTATGGGCGGTCGCGGCCGGAGACGGCGGCGTATGCGTGTCCGCACTGCGGCGGCACCTGGACGGACGCGGAGAAGAATCGGAACGTGCGGCGCGCGGAGAGCGCCGGGCACGGATGGCTGGCCGGAGCTCCGTTCCGCGGCACGGCGGGGTTCGCGATCAACGAGCTCTACTCGCCGTTCCCGGGGTCGGTGCTGGCCGAGCTGGTCGACAAGTACCTGGTGGCCGCGCACGAGCTCGCGCGCGGCGACGACAACAAGATGCGGTCCTTCGTGAACAACACGCAGGGCCTGCCGTACAGCTACAGGACGGAGCTGCCGGCGGCGGACGAGCTCGCGAAGCGCGCCGAGCCGTACCTGGAGGGCACGGTGCCCGATGGCGGCCTGGTGCTGACCGCGGGCGTGGATGTGCAGCACGACCGGATCGCGGTGGTGGTGCGGGCGTGGGGCCGCGGCGAGGAATCGTGGCTGGTGCTGTGGATGGAGATCTACGGCTCGACGCTGCTGCCGCACCAGGGCGCCTGGGTCGACCTAGAGCAGGTGCTGTTCCACCGGTCCTATGCGAGCGAGATGGGCGCGCCGATGTTCGTGCGCGCGGTGTCGATCGACACGTCGGACGGCCAGACCTCGGACGCCGGCTACTCCTTCGTGCGGAAGTGGCAGGGGCGCGGGGCGCTGGCGGTCAAGGGTGCGTCCGAGCAGGGTGCCGATCGCGAGATCTTCTCGCCGCCGCGGCAGTCGTCCGACACGGACCGCAAGGGCAAGGCCTGGAAGTACGGGCTGCGGCCGTACATGGTCGGCACGCAGCGCGCGAAGGATCTGCTGCTGGGCGTGGACGCCGGTGGCGGGCGGATCAAGTTGACCGGCAGCGGGCCGGGCCGGCTGCACTGGTACGAGGGCGTTCGCGCCGACTACTGGTCGCAGCTGCTGGCCGAGGTGAAGGCCCCGAGCAGCTCGGGGCGGCACCGGAAGGTGTGGGTGAAGAAGTCGGGCGAGCGCAACGAGGCGCTGGACTGCGAGGTCTACGCGCTGCACGCGGCGCGCTCGCTCAAGACCCACCTGATGCGCGAGGACCAGTGGTCGATGCTGGCCGAGCGTATGCGCCAGGCGGACCTGCTGTCGCCAACCCTGCCCGGCCCGGCGCCTGACGCGCAGGCGGGAACTCAAGCACCACGCGCGGCGCCCCGGCGGCCGGGCGGGTTCGTAAAAGGTTGGAGAAGCTGATGGCATCGCTGATTTTCACCTCGTACTTCGAGGATCTTGCGCGCGGCGCGATTGACATCGACACCGACACGTTCAAGGTAATGCTCACGACCTCGGCCTACACCGAGGACAAGGACGCGCACCTGAAGCGATCGGCGGTCACCAACGAAGTGACGGGCGCCGGCTACACAGCAGGCGGGAACGTGGCGACCTGCACGGTCACGAAGGACACCGCAAACGACCGGCTCGACGTCACTCTGGGCGGCACGACTTGGCCGAGCTCGACGATCACGGCTCGTAAGGCGGTGTACTACAAGTCGCGCGGAGGTGCGGCGAGCGCGGACGAGCTGATCGCCGTCGTGGACTTCGGCTCGGACGTCACGAGCTCGGGCGCGACGTTCACCTTGACGGCCAGCACGCTTCGCATTCAGAACTGAGGGTCACATGGCTGACAACCTCGCATACACCCCCGGCTCGGGCGCGTCCGTAGCGACCGACGAGATCGGCGGTGTGCATTACCAGCGCATCAAGCTCGCAACGGGCGAGGACGGTACGGCGAACGATGTAAGCGCCGATGCGCCGCTGCCGGTCGGCGCGCTGCGGGCAGAAGACCTGCTCGTGATGATGGGCCGCATCGTCAAGCTGCTGGAGTCGAGTGCGGTCGTCGATCAGCAGCAGCGCCAGCGGATCACGCTCGACGCGATGACTTCGGGGCTAACGCTTGCGGCCGTCAGCACCGTGAACAGCGTCAGCACCGTAGCCGCACAGACGACGATGGCCGGCATGGACCGCGAGATGTACATCAACCAAGCGCGGCAGGCATACGCCCTGACGACCCGCCCGCAGCTCCAATTCGTCTGAGGCCCGCAATGCCCGCATTGAACAAGAACACGCTCACGCACCAGGTCGATTTGCCGACCTGGGAATGGACGCGATTCGCGCCTGCAGCGTCAGCGGCCGTGTCGGCGACGTGTGCTGCCGACAACGGCGATTTCCTGCAAGCCGAGCATGGGCGGTACATCTACTACCTGATTTCAGCAACGCTGTTTGTCCGCTACGACACCGTGACGGACATGTACCAGCAGCTCTCGTCGCCTGCTGTTGCGCCGGCGAGCTTCTCGTCCATGAAGCTGTGCGGTGCGTTCGGCCCCGAAGGCAACGTTCTGGCTGCGACATCCGGCACGATCACTGTCCCCGCTGTCACCCTGCAAGCCCTAAAGGGCTACGACATCACCATTGTGTCGGGCACGGGTGCAGGCCAGCGCCGCACGATCACGGGTGTGGCCGAGCCCGTTGTCGCCGATCTTGGTGTGGTGACTGCGGTCAGCAACGTGCTCGGCGCTTTGACGCTGACGGATAGCGCGAAAACTTGGGTTGTCAACCAGTTCGCGGGCCAGTCGGTGCGGATTACCGGCAACGCTGGTGTCGGCCAAGTGCGCCGCATCCTGTCGAACAGCGCAACCGTGCTCACCCTTGGTGACACGACGCAGATGAACCGGCAGTGGCACAACCCGGCGATCTTTGCGCCTGCGGTCAATGCCACAGCGGGCACTCAGGCTGCGTACCAGATCGAGTCGCAGGTTCTGACCTTAGATAGCGCGTGGGGCGTGACTCCCGACACGACGTCGGTGTTCCGTATCCAGAGCGGCATGGTGCTGCTCGCGTCCACCAACGCGTCCGCGCCGTTCTTCACGCTGCAAGCATTCGATATTGTCACGGACACGTGGTACGTCCTGCCGGCTCAGTCCAGCGTTCTTGTTTCCGGCTTGAGCGACCTGAGCATTGAGCGCACGACCGAGAATGCGTCGATCTGGGCGCGTGGCACTGCGACCGCAGGCTCTACGACTACGCTGGTTGATGGCTCACGCGGTGTTGATTCGGCTGCTTGGCGCCCGGATGAATGGGTCGGGTACTGGGTATACATCTTTAGCGGCGCAGGCGCGGGGCAGATTCGCCAGATTTCTGCTAACACAGGCACGACTCTGACGTGGGTGACTGCCGGCACAGCGCCGACCACCACCAGCCGCTACATGATCCTCGGCTTCGACGCTGGCACCGCAAGCGCTGGCGCAGCGTCTACGCTGACTGACTCGACTAAGGCATGGTCGGTCGACCGATGGGCCAATTACGCAGTCCGCATCCTGGCAGGCACTGGCGCGGGTCAGGTACGGCCCATCGCCAGCAACACCGCTACCGCGCTCACCGTTCGGACTGCGTGGACGACCAACCCGGACGGCACCAGCGTCTACGCGATTCAAGGCGACCCGGACAAGCTGTACGTTTTTGCGGCGGGACACGGCAGCATTCCGATCCACAATCTCGACTCCAGCGTCACCACGTTTGGTCGGCAAGTTGATTGGGGCATCGCCCGAAGCGGCGCTGTGACTGTCGCGGGGCATCAGCCGGTTGCTATCGCATCGCTCGCAAACGCCTCGACCACGGCCACTGCTACGACCGCTCACCCACACCAGTTCAAGGTGGGCGATCTGGCTACTGTTCGTGGGGCGACGGACGCTAATTTCAACGTCACCGGCGTTGCCATTGCGACCGTGCCGTCCCCCACGACGTTCACCTACGTCATGGCTGGCACCCCGGCCGCCACGACGCTGGTCAGCGCACAGACGACGAGCATTCTGGTTGACACCACAAAAAACTGGGCAACCAACGAGCACGCGGGCCGCACGGTCTACCTATACACCGGCGCGATCACGCCGTCGTCGGGCGCGGCTTCGGGGCAAGTTGTTCGGATCGCCAGCAACACCGCCACGACCCTGACATTCGTCGTCGCTGCAATAGCGCCGACCAACGGCGTCTCGCGCTACTCGATTGCGACCTCGACTGCGGTCGGTGCTGTAGATCAGGGGCTGGCGACCGGCACTCAAAGTGCGACGACCTTGCAAGACACGACCAAGGTCGGATCGTTCACCGTCGCCAACACCAGCGGCAGCACGCTGATTACGGTCAATGCGGTTGGCTCGGGGCAGCTATACGTCGGCCACGCGGTGTCGGGCACGGGCATTCCGGCCGGTGCGGTGATTGCGGGATTCGGGACTGGTACGGGTGGCGTGGGCACCTACACGCTTTCGATGCCCTGCACCAGCACCAACGCCTCGATCACGATGGCGAGCGGCTGGGTGGTCAATGCCTACGCTGGCAAGCGGGTCCGGTTTCTCGGCACGAGCGGGCCGATTGAGATCGCAATCACCAGTAACACCAACAACACGCTGACGTTCGGGTCGACAACCGCACCAGTTACGCTCCAGACCGGCTACGCAATCGTCGAGGGCACTGTGCGCGGGGCTGCCACGGTGGCGAATTGGGCGTTCGGGACCAGCGAAGCCGCGCAGCGGGGGCGGTACGTCTACGTGACGCGCGGCGGCGGCCTTAACGGCTTTGACCGAGTTGACCTGTCGACAGACCGCGTGAGTCTGATGACGACTACGCCGATGACCGAGACGCTTTCCACGGGGTCGATGGCGGCATACGACGGCGGGGACAGGATCTATTTCCACAAGGATGCCACCCAGCGGGTCTATAGCCTCGATGTCGTTACCGGCAAGGTCAACGGGGCGAGCATGTACCCGTATGCCGCGCCGACCGCGGTGCTGGGCAACCGGATGGAGGTCATCACGACCAAAGACGGCCTGAAATACATCTGGCTCAACCGGGCGTCGTTTGCGGAATGCTTCCGCTGCCTCGCCTACTGGTGACCCGCGATGACCATCGGCGCAATCATCGAGATCCTCAATAACCGTATCCAGCATCTGCTGTCTCAGCGCACGATCGCCGTGCAGATTGGAGACATCGCCCAGGTCGTGGCGGTGGACGCGGAAGTTGCGCAGACCCGGGCAACCATCGCCGCGCTGCAAACGCTCGGGTAAGCCATGCTGCTGACCCTGCTCGCGCTGCAGGGGGCGTCTGGCAGCGTCGCCAACGGGGCGACAATCTCCGCCGCCTCAAGCTTGATTGCAGGCGAGGCGAGTGGCGCCGCGCTCGCTGCTGGCGCAAGCCTGACAGCGGCCGTGAGCCTGATTGATGGCGCTGCGTCGGCTGCAAGTGCAGGCAACGCTGCGGGCACGACGGTCAGCGCCGTCGCGAGCATCGTCGCCGGCCTAGCGACGGGCGCCGCGGAAACCGTTGGCCAGGTGCTCGGCACGACCGCGAGTCTCATTAGTGGCGCGGCGTCGGGTGCGGGCGCAGGAAACGCTTCAGGCGCGACGTTAAACGCCGTCGCGAGCATCGTTGCCGGCCTAGCGACGGGAGCCGCGGAAACCGTCGGCCAGGTGCTCGGCACGACCGCGAGCCTGGTCTCCGGCGTGGCGGTTGTAGAAATTGTTGCGGCCGACCTACCGCGATCGCGGCGGGTCGGCGCCCGTCTTGCGGCGCTGCATGCACAGCGGCTCGGCGCGGGCGTGGCCCGTCCGGGGCCTGGCTTACGGCGGCTCGGCGTGAGTGTTGCCACTCCTCCCAAGGTGCGATTCTGAGATGCAGTCGATTCTGATCGCAGGCGATTCGTTGGACTTTGTCGTATCGGTGCCGGACTACCCGGCGACCGACGGCTGGGCCCTGACGTACCGGCTCGCGCCTCGCACGGCCGGCACCGCGCTGTCGTTTGCGGCGACGGCGCTGGGTCGCGACTACAGGGTGCAGGTGCTGGCCGCGACCACCGCGGCCTGGGCCGCTGTCGAGTATTCCTGGGCGTCCTACGTCACAAAGGCCGGAAACCGGTTTACGGTCGACTCAGGCACGATCACGATCCAGCCCGACCCGGGCGTGGTGGCGACAAGCGACACGCGCTCGCACGCGCGCCGCACGCTGGCCGCCATCGAGGCGGTCATCGAGGGCCGGGCGACGCGCGACCAGGAGGAATACACGATCGGCAACCGCAGCCTGAAACGCACGCCGATCCGTGACCTGCTGACCCTGCGCGACCGGTACAAGGCCGAGGTGAACGCCGAGGATGCGAGCCGCCGACTGCTCGCCGGTGAGACGCCCGGTTACGCGCTGCAGGTGCGCCTGTGAAGTGGACGGAGCGCATCGCGCGGCGGCTGGGCTACGCGCCGGTCAAGCGCTCGGGCGGCGGCTACAGCGGCGCGCACATCGGGCGCCTGACCGCGTCCTGGGGCGCGCAGCACCAGCGGACCAACGCGGCGCTGTATCGCGATCTGAGGGTGCTGCGTGACCGCTCGCGCGACCTGTTCCGGAACAACGACTACGCGCGGCGCTTCGTCAGCCTGGTGGTGAAGAACACGATCGGCCCGACCGGCATGGCGCTCCAGGTGCAGGCGCTGCAGCCCGACGGCCGGCTGGACCTGATCGACTCGAACTACCTCGAGGGCGAGTTCGCGAAGTGGGCCAAGCGCGGCGAGTTTGAGGTCACCGGCCGCTACACCTGGGTCGAGTTCCAGCGGCTAATGATCGAGCGCCTGGTGCTCGACGGCGAGGTGCTGATCCGGCGCTCGATCGGCACCGGCCGCTACGGCGTGCAGTACCAGCTTGTCAGCGCCGAGCGCATCGACGAGCGGCATAACGAGGACCTGCCGGGCGGCCGTCGGATCCGGCTTGGCGTCGAGCTCGACGCGCTGAACCGCCCGGTCGCCTACTGGCTGACGACAGACCAGTCGACGAACGTGATGACGGGCACGACGACGGTGACGAGCCGCGAGCGCGTGCCCGCTGAGTTCATGCGGCACGTGTTCCTGCCCCACGACATCGACCAGCTCCGCGGCGAGCCGTGGATGGCGTCGGCGATGCGGCGCATGAAGGACCTGGACGGCTACGAAGAGGCGGCGGTGATCGCGGCCCGCGTCGGCGCCGCGAAGATGGGCGTGATCACCAAGACGGGCGAAGCGGTGGAGCCGGCGGCACTCGGCACGCAGCCGACCTCGGATGCGCAGCTCCCGCAGATCAGCGCCGAGCCGGGCGAGTTCATGGGACTGCCCGAGGGCTACACGCTGGAGTCGTGGGACCCGCAGTACCCCCATGAGCAGTTCGGGGCGTTCGTGAAGTCGTGTCTGCGTGGCATCGCGTCGGGCCTCGACGTGGCTTATCACAACCTCGCCAACGACGTGGAGAGCGTGAACTACAGCTCGGCCCGCGTCGGGGTGCTCGAGGAGCGCGAGACGTGGAAGGCGATCCAGGGGTGGCTGATCGAGGCGGTCTACGCGCCGATCTATACCGAGTGGCTTGATTCTGCGCTGACACGCGGCGCCGTCAACCTGCCGATGAGCAAGCGCGAGAAGTTCGACAGCGCGGTCTGGCAGGGCCGGCGCTGGGCCTGGGTAGATCCCAAGAAGGACATCGAGGCGGGTCAGCTTGCGGTCGAGCTGGGCCTTACCTCGCGCGGTCGATTGATTCGCGAGCAAGGCGGCGACCCGGAAGAAATCTGGCTCGAACTTGAGAAGGAAAACGCAAGGCTGAAGGGCGTGCTGCCCCAGGCCTCGCCCAAGCCTACGGTGGAAACGAATGACCAAGCAGACGATTAAGGACGGCCGGCAGCGCCGGCTGCAGAACCTCGCTCGAGGTGCCGTGGACGAAGAGTCCCGAACCGTCGAGCTCGCCTTCGCCAGCGAGTCGCCATATGAGCGCTGGTGGGGGGTGGAAGTGCTCAACGTGGAAGCGTCGTCGATGCGCCTTGGCCGGCTGCAGACGGGGGCGAACCTGTTGATGGACCACGACACCCGAGACGTGGTGGGTGTGGTCGAGGAAGTGGGGGTCGGTGCGGACCGCGTGGCGCGGGCAAAAGTGCGCTTCGGGAGAAGCGCGCGCGCACAAGAGGTCTTCCAGGACGTGGTGGACGGCATCCGATCGAACGTCTCGTTCGGTTACCGCATCCATGAAATGGCGCTCGAGTCGGAGAAGGACGGCACTCCGACCTACCGGGTCACGGACTACGAGCCCTACGAGCTGTCGCTGGTGTCAGTGCCCGCGGATGCAACGGTCGGAGTCGGCCGGGGTGACGCAGGCGACGAGCAGGAAATCACCATTCGCGGCGTGCAGCCGCACAAGGAAACGAAGATGACCCAAGATCTGCAGCCGGCCGCGCCGGTGATCCCCGCGGCCCCCGCCGCCCCCGACTACACCGCCGAGCGCCAGCGCATCGCCGACATCATGGCGATTGCCAAGCGCTGGAGCCCCGATGAGGCGCTCGTGCAGCGCGCGATCTCGGAAGGCGTGCCGAGCGCGCAGTTCGGCCGCAGCGTGCTCGACGAGATCGGCAAGCGGTCGCCGATCACCTCGGCCGGCTCGCCGGACCTCGGCATGGAGCCGAGAGAGGTCAAGCGCTACTCCGTGCTCCGCGCCATCGCCGCCAAGGCCTCGGGCAACTGGCAGGACGCCGGCCTCGAGCTCGAGGCGCACCGTGCGATCGAGAAGCGCGTCGGCGCCTCGCGCCGGCAGGGCATCTACGTGCCCTACGAGGTCCAGAAGCGTGACCTTAGCGCCGCGGGCGCCACTACCGGCCAGCGCCTGGTCGCCACCGAGCTGCGCCCGCAGGACTTCATCGAGCTGCTGCGCGCCCGCACGCGCGTCGTGGCGCTGGGTGCGCGGATGCTGACCGGGCTGGTCGGCAACGTCTCGATCCCGAAGCAGACCGGCGCGGGTACCGCGTACTGGCTCGCGTCGGAGTCGACCGCGATCACCGAGAGCGACCAGACGATCGGTCAGGTCACGATGACGCCCCGCAACGTGGGCGCGTACACCGAGATCTCGAAGCAGCTGACGATGCAGTCGACCCCGGACGCCGAGCAGATGGTCATGGACGATCTGGCGAACGTGCTGGCGATCGGCATCGACGTGGCGGCCATCGCCGGCACCGGCGCCTCGGGCCAGCCGACCGGCATCACGACGACCGCCGGCATCGGATCGGTCACGGGCACCTCGCTGGCCTACGCCGGTATCGTGGAGTTCCAGACCGACGTCGCCGGCAGCAACGCGCTGGCCGATCAGTGCGCGTACCTGACGACCCCGGCGGTCGCGGGCCTGCTGATGCAGCGCCAGCGGTTCGCCTCGACCGACACCCCGCTGTGGTCTGGTTCCGTGCTGGACGGTCAGATGGCCGGCTACCGCGCGACCTCGTCCACCTCGGTGCCAGCCGCGACCGCGATCTTCGGCGACTTCAGCCAGGTCGTGATCGGCGAGTGGGGCGTGCTCGAGCTCGAGGTCAACCCGTACGCCAACTTCGCCGCCGGCATCATCGGCGTGCGCGCCTGGGCGACCGTCGACGTGGCGATCCGCCAGGCCGGCGCGTTCGCGGTGGCGACTTCGATCACCTGATCGAGGCCTAGTCGCAACCACGGGGCCGTCCGCTGCGGGCGGCCCCGTCTCATTTCAGGGGATCGAGATGCTGGTAGCAGTCAAGGTGGTGCGGCCGACGATGATCGGCGGCGAGCGGGCCGAGCCCGGCGATGTGTTCGAGCTGCCGCAGGCGCAGGCGCTGGACGCCGTGTCGGGCGGTCGCGTGGAGCTGGTCGAGCCGGTCAAGGCCGAGCCGGTTGCCGAGGCCCCGAAGCCCCGCAAGCGCGCGAAGGCCGAGCCGGTCGAGCCGGTGCAGGAGTAAGCCATGATCGTGCGGATGCTCGAAAACCGCCGCGTCGGCGGTGTGATCTACACCAGCGGCACGTCTTACGATGTGTCCGACGATCTCGGTGCGCTGCTGGTGGGTAGCGGGTGGGCGGTGCGGAGTGTGTTGGGCCAGGATCGAGGGGTATCCGGGGCGACCTTGGTGGCGGGACTGCGCGAAGGCGTGGAAAACGCCGCCGCTAACACCGCGGTCTTGCAAGACCTCGCGAATGCCATTGCTTCGGCCGCCATCTCACGGGAGGTGGTGTTCCCTGACGGCGACTACCACTATGTTCCGCCGATCCTGTGGCGCGGCCCGCCGGCGAACGAGACCGTCTCCATGCTGTCGACGCCCGAGGGCCGGTGGCCGACGTTCCGCAGCGAAGGCGCGACGACGTTCATCTCGACTCTCTCGCGCAGTGGCGCCGACTGGCTGTTCACCAACGACGGCACGCCGCAGACCACGCACCTGCGCTTCGAGAAGATCAAGTGGGCCGGGCCGGGTGTGACCGTGCGAGACGTTCGTGCTCTGTCCGCATCGGTCGCTGCGGGTGCGACAACCTGCCAGCTTCCGGCCGGCACTGCCGTCTCGGTGGGCGATGCCATCTGCATCAGCTCGGACGCCTATGCGTCGATGGTGAGCCCTGCGCCGCACTGGGCGACGGTCACGGGCGTCGCCGGCACCAGCCCTATCACGGTCACGTTCGCCGATCAGCCGACGATCACCAATTTCGCCGCGACCGCGGGAAACCTCGTGCAGGTGTTCGTCAACCAGCGCGCGGTGCAGCTCGGCGGCGGCGATGCTGCGAACCAGCATGTGTTTTTCAACCCCGGGTTCTCGCAGTGCTCGTGGGTCGACTACTTTTCGGCGGCGGCGCTGAACGACTGCACCACGCAAACGTTCCGCGACTGCTGGTGGAATTACTGCATGTTCTGCGTCGAGTTCGGCTACAACGTGGATGGAACGACCTTCGAGTCGCCCTACCCGATGTGCCAGCTTTCGGCGCGCACGATGACGTTCACCAGCGCATCGCCGCTCGTGACCATGAGCGACACAACCAACCTCCGACGCGGCATGTCGCTGAACGACGCCAGCGCCTCGGCCGGCGCATGCATGCCGGATCACGCTGTCATTCGCTCCATCGACAGCGCCACGCAGGTGACCATGACGCACAACGCCTCGACGGGCGGTGCGCGCAGCACGGTGCCGACGATGGGCGCGTTCCTTTCCATCGGCAAGGCCAACTCCCCGTTCTACCCGCTGCAACCGGCTGGCGTTGGCGGCAACGGCGCGCGGCTGAATGCTGACAACACGGTCATCCGGAACATCTTGGCGAGCCATCTGCGGCACCTCGTCGCATCGGACGGACTGGCGCACGGCACGCTGACGGTGGACGGCTACTACCCCGAGTCGTGCCAGCGGCTGTTCCTGCTCGGCGCGCAGTCGGGGGCGACCGGGAATGCGAAACAGACGTGGCGCAACGGCAAGCTCGAGAACGGGGACAAGCTGTCCGGGCCTGCGTTCGAGGTCGGCAACGGCAACGGCGCGGTGCTGCACCTCGACGGCCTGCAGCCGTCAGGCACGCCGCGGGTGCCGTTGGTGTCGTTCCGGAACTTCAACGGGCCGGTGCTGCGTTGGGAGAACGTCAACTGGACCAACTCGGCCGGCGAGGCAGTCACCGCGCAGTTCTTCTGGCAAGGTGTCACCCCGTCGCCGCAAGACAACTGTTTCTTCTGCATGCAACGGCCGACGAACAGCGGCTATCTCCGCGCGAAGGGCAACGTCAGCGGCAACGTGACGGAAGAGCTGAACGTCGTCGATACGCTGACGCTGACGCTCACCGGCAACACGACCATCGTCAACCCGCCGTGGAACAGCGCGGCCATCGGCAAGCGGGTCGCCGTCATCGCGCAGCAGAACGCGACGGGCGGCTACACGCTGACGTTCGGCTCGCAGTTCGTCGGCGCGACGGGCACTGCGCTCGGCACCATCGCGTCGGGCACGGCCAATCAGCGGCTCATCGTCGAGTTCATGTGGTCCGGCGGCGCCTACGTGCTGGTCGGTGGGTCGGCCAGCTGGCAAGCCTGACCCATGTTCACCGAAGACCTCACTCCCTTCCTCTCCACCGACGACTTCGCCGAGACCGTGACGCGCTCCAACGCGACCACCTTCCCGGCGATCTTCGACTCGGCCTACCTGGACCCGCTCGGCGTGGCCGGCAGTGACCCGGTGATCACCGCGCAGGCGTCGGTGGCGCTCGTGCGGATGGAGACGCTGACCATCCGGGGCGTGCAGTACCAGGTGCGGACGATCGAGCCGGACGGCACCGGCATGGTCATGGCGCGGCTGTCGAAGCTGTGACGCACCGCAGGCAGACCATCCGGGCGGCGTTCGCGACCGCCGTCACGGGGCTGGCGTCGACCGGAGCCCGGGTCTACCCGAGTCGCCTGTACCCGCTGCTCGCCGACGAGCTGCCGGCGCTGCGGATCTACACCGACTCGGACGGCGTCGATGGCGAGTCGATCGGCGTGCAGGTCGTGCCGCCGATCCGCCGCGTGCGCGTGGTGTGCGAGGTGGTGGCGAAGGCGAACACCGGCGCGGACGACGCGGTCGACGCGATCTGCGAGCAGCTGGAGGCGGCGCTGACGGCGAACCCGTTCCTGTCGGGAGCGGTGCTCGCGCTGCGCTATGAGGGATTCGAGCAGCAATTGAGCGTGGACGGTGACCAGCAGGTCGTCGTCGGTCGTCTCACGTTCGAGGCAACCGCGGCGAGCTGATTCCGGCTCCACCGCATCACCAACTGGCCCGCCATCGCAGGCCTTTCTCATTTCAGAGGACACCATGCCTGTTTCGATCTGGTCCAACGTGCAGGTGGCCGTGCAGTCGGCCATCGGCGTCGCCAACCCCGTCACCGGCGTGACGAAGGCGAACCCCGCAGTCGTCACCTACACCGGCACCGACCCGGTGAACGGCGACTACATCCTGTTCACCGCGCAGGGTATGCGCGAGATCGACGCCCGGGTGTTCCGCATCGCCAACGTCAACGCGGGCAGCAACACGCTCGAGCTGGAGGGCGTGAACTCGACGACCTTCAACACGTTCAGCAGCGGCTCGTTCCAGATCATCACCTTCGGGACGACGCTGTCGACCCTGCGCGGCCTCAGCTCGTCGGGCGGCGACTTCAACTTCATCGACGTCACCACCATCCACGACCAGGTGCAGAAGCAGGTGCCCGGCCTGTCGAACGCCGCGACCTACACGTTCGAGTCGATCTGGGACGTGGCGGACGCCGGTCTGGTCGCGCTGAAAGCCGCCGCCGACACCCAGGCGCAGCGTGCGGTGCGGTTCACGTTCTCCAACGGCCAGAAGGTCGCGTTCGTGGGCTACGTCGGCGCGACGCTCCTGCCCGGCGGCAGCGCGCAGGATCTGGTGACCACGCAGGTCGTCGTGACCATGTTCGGCACGCCGACGGCGTACTCGACCTGATGGCCCTCTCGCGCAACGAGATCCCGCCTCCGTCGGCTCCGATGGAGGCGGTCGAGGTCGAGGGCCTGGGCGAGGTCATCGTGCGCGGGCTGATGCTGCGCGACCGGCTGCGGCTCATGGCGAGCGGGTCCGAGGTGTTCGACAAGGTGCCGCAGATGCTCGCCGTCTGCGTGGTCGACGCCTCGCACCAGCCGCTGTGGGACGAGGCGCAGTGGGATGCCTTCGGGTCGCGCAACTTCGAGGGCTGCCTGAAGCTCTTCGACGTCGCGCAGCGCCTGTCGGGCATGAAGGCGGAAGTCGCCGAAAAAAACTAGCGCAGCCCGAGCTGCAGTTCGCGATGCAGCTTGCATTGCGGCTCGGGCGAACGCTCCACGAGCTCGGCGAGACGATGACCGCCGAGGAGTTCGGCCTGTGGGAAGCGCTGTATCGGCGTGACCCGTGGGGCGAGACGCGCGCTGACCTGCGCGCCGGGATCGTGGCGTCCACGATCGCGAACTACGCCGGCATGACGCGCGCCAAGCACGCCGAGCCGGCCAAGCCCGCTGACTACATGCCCTACGTCGATCGTGACGACGACCAGGTCGATCACGACCCGGACCCCATGAAGCACTTCGGAGCAGCACCAAGTGGCTGATCAGCAGCTCCAGTTTGTCATCACCGCGGTCGATCGGTCGCGGGCGGCATTCGCCTCGATCGAGGGCGGGTTCGCGAAGCTGCAGGCGGGCGCGGCGTCGCTGCAGTCGACGTTCGCCGGCATCGCGGCGCTGGGCGCACTCACGGGCGCGGCTGCGGCGTTCCGGTCGACTGTAAACTCGCTGGATGCGTTCAACGACGCCAGCGACAAGACCGGCGCCTCGGTCGAGGAGCTGTCGTCGCTTCTGAACACGCTGTCGCCCTACGGCGCGACGCTTGAGCAGATCAGCGACATCACCGGCAAGCTCGCCCGCGCGATGGCCGGGGCCGAGGAGGGCACGTCGAAGGCGGCGGACGCCTTCAAGGCGCTCGGCGTCTCGACGCGCGACGCGGCCGGCAACCTGCGCCCGACGCTCGACGTGCTCGACGATGTGGCGCAGGGGCTGTCGACCTACGCCGACGGCACGAACAAGACCGCGCTGGCGCAGGCCCTCTTCGGCAAGTCGGGCGCCGAGCTGCTGCCGGTGCTAAAGGACCTGGCCGGCGCGCAGAAGGTGGGCGCCACCGCCTCGACCGAGCAGGCGCAGGCGGCGGAAGCGTTCAACATCGCGCTGGGTCGGCTCAAGGTCCAGGCCGACGCGGCGGCGGTCTCGATCGCCGGCCCGCTGCTCAAGAACCTGACCAACCTGATCGACCAGTTCAAGGTCGGCAAGGAAGCGGCCGGCGGCTTCTTCGCTGCGCTGGGCCGCTACGGCACCTCGACCGGCACGCCCGAGGAGAACATCGAGCGGGTCAAGAAGCGGATCGACGAGCTGAATGCGTCGATCACGAAGGACTCGCCGCTGGCCGACGGCGCGGGCAGCTCGTTCGGGCGCGGTGCTCGGAGCGCTGCCACCGGCCGGATCGAGAGTGCCCGCAAGGAGCTCGAGCAGCTCACCAAGGACCTGCAGTATTTCGCCCTGCTGCAGACCCAGGCGGGCCGGAACACGAACCTGCGCTCGCCCGGCCTGTACGACGCCGAGGGCTCCCGCCCGGCCGCGCCGCGCCTGGCAGGCGAAGACGAGAAGCGCGCCAAGGCCGCGGCGACCCAGGCGAGCGAGGCCGAGCGCCTGCTGAAGTCGCTAACCCTGCAGCTTGAGAAGACGCAGGAGCTGTCTACTGAGCAGGAGGTGCTCGCGCAGATTCGGCGCGGCGAGATCGCGGGCCTGACCCCGGCGCTGGAGAAGGAGATCCTCCTGCGCGCGACGCAGATCGACAAGGTCAAGGAAGAGGCCAAGGCGCGCGAGGAGCTGAAGAGGACGATCGACGCCCTGTTCGAGAGCGAGCAGAAAGAACAGCAGTCCCTCGCTGCTGCCCGTCAGCCCCTGAGCGCGTCGCTCGCCACCCAGGCCGCGCAGATCCTGCGCGAGCTGCCGAGCGCCGTGCAGGCGGCGAAGGCCGAGCTTACCCGCTACTTCGACGAGCGGCTGATCGACGGCCTGGTCAACGAGGCCGACTGGAAGGCGGCGATCGACAAGATCAACGGCCTGCAGGACAACGCGAAAGAGAAGTCGGTCGAGGCCAAGGACGCCGCGCGCGAGCTCGGGCTGACGTTCCAGTCCGCCTTCGAGGACGCGATCGTCGGGGGCAACAAGTTGTCCGACGTGCTCAAGGGCCTCGCGCAAGACCTGACGCGCCTGGTCATCAGGAAGTCGATCACCGAGCCGCTCGCAGCGGCGGCGAGCGGCTACATCGGCGACCTGTTCGGCGGGGACTCCGGCGCGAAGCCCGCGAGCGCATCGTCGGCGCCCGGTGTCACCAAAGGTCTTCCGGGCGGCGGCGAGCTGTTCGTGCCCGACGCAAAGAGCCGGATCGTGCCGAGCGTGCCCGAGGGCGCGGGCATGAACCTCACGCTGAACGTCGCCTCGGGCGTCACGCGTCAGGAGCTGCTCGCGGCCGGCGAGGGCTTCATCGCAGAGGCGCAGGGCCGGATTCTGAAGTCGATGCGTGGCGGCGGAGCCTTCGCGTAATGGCGACCTACACCTACCCCAATACGCGTACGTTCCAGACCGCCGGCCTCGAGTGGGGCCTGCGTGCGAACGTCATCGTGAACGCCAGCAAGTTCAGCGGCTCGATCGAGCGGATCGAACTGCCCGGCGCCCGATGGTTCGGCACGCTGACGTACCCCGAGGCGCCCTACGTGATGTCGGTCGAGGCGGCCGAGCGCGAGGCGTACTGGGCCAAGGTGAACGGCCCGTCGAATCTCGTGTCCCTCTGGCACCTGCGCCGCCCGAACCCGACCGGCACCATGCGCGGCTCGCCCGTGCTGTCGTCGGCGCTGGCGCAGGGCGCGACCGTGCTGCCCATCACCACGACCGCAGGCGCCACGCTGCAGCCCGCCGACATGCTCAAGGTCTCGGGGATGCTGTTCATGGTGACCGCGCCGGCCACGGCCAACGGCGGCGGGGCGATGTCGGTGTCCGTGACGCCCCCGGCACGCCTGGCGGCGCTGTCCGGCGCTGCCGTCGAGTGGGACCGGCCGACGGGCCTCTTCATGCCGACCGGCGAGGTGCGGATCGGCTACCAGCCCGGCGGCACGCAGTCGCGGTTCTCCGTCGACCTGGTCGAGATCTGGTGATGGCCGAGTCCTCGCGCATCGTGATTCTGTTCGTCGAGCTGGCCTACGACTCGGGCACGCAACGCTACTGCACGGCCGACGACGCGGTCACCTGGAACGGGCAGACCTGGATCGGCGCGGCCCGAATCCTCGACGTGTCCCCGAAGGACGCGAAGAACACCGCCGAGGCGACGAGCTGGGAGCTGACCTTCTCCGGCGTCCCCGTCGCCATCGTGTCCCAGGCCCTGCAGGAGCCCGTCTACGGCCGCGCGTGGCGGCTGTGGGTCAACGAGTACGCGGCGAGCGTCTCGGGCCGCACGTTCGTGCAGACGCTGCACTCGGACGCGGGGGTGATTGATTCCGTCGAGCTGCAGGACGACGCAGCGGATCTACAGGGCTGAAATGGCATCCACGCAGATCTTCTCACTGCTCGACGCGGGCCGCACGAACGTCGAGACGCTGACCTGGTCGATCGACCCGACGCCAACCGTGGACTACACCGGCGGCTCGGCGCGACTGGTGATCCGGCTGCGATCCTGGTTCGGTGCGCTGTCGAACGTGAACACGCGCCGCTACAACGCTACCGACCAGGCCATCGAGTACCCCGACGACCGAGGCCTCGACTTCCTGCCCAGCATGGTCGACAAGTCCGTCGTGTTCATCTCGAAGGCGCGGTTGTCGTGACGCTCCCGAGGCACGCGCTTGATGACGGCGCGGCGGTCGAGCCGAAGACTGCCGGGTTCTCGATCCCCTACGTTCAGATAGGCCTACTTGCCTATTCGCTGTACAGCAGCCGCCGCGCGAAGAAGAAGGCCCGCCAGCAGTACCGGAACACCCTGCAGGACCGCACGGTGACCATCCGGTCATCGGATGCCCCGCGCGACATCGTCTACGGACGCGTGCGCAAGTCGGGCGTGATTGCCTACGTGGTCTCGCCGACTCCGACGCAGCAGTATTTCGCGATGGTGCAGGTGCTGGCCGGCCACGAGTGCGACGGCCTCGAGGCGGTGTTTATCGGCGACGAGCGCTACGCATGGGACCCGACGAGCGGGCGGCTGACGGCGCCGACTCCAGGTCAGTTTCTGCGGTACGCACGCGACGACGTCTCCGACGAGCTGTTGCCGTTCACCGTCAACGCGGCGCGCCAGATCAACGTCGGCGCAGGCGTCGGGGTAATCTCGGCCAGCGCAGGCGCGACCGTCGACATCTTCGACGTGCCGGTACACGGCGAGCTCGGATTTACCGAGCAGTTCGATGGCGCGCTGCAGCCCACCGGCATCGTGACGATCCCCGGCGCGGCCCCGGGGCAGACGGTCTACGTGATCACCCGGAAACGGACGCCGCGCTCGTGGGTGCGGGTGAAGTTCTACAACGGCGCGCCCGACCAGATGGCCGACCCCGAGCTGCGCGCTATCTCGCCCAACGGCGAATGGAGCGCGAATCACCAACTGCGCGGCCTGTGCTATGCGGTCATCTTCATTGATCCGGACCCGGCTGTATTCACTGAGGGGCTGCCCGAGTTCTCGTTCGTGGTCCGCGGCCGAAAGGTGCGCCTGGCGAACGGCACGATCGGCTGGTCGCGCAACTCGGCCGAGTGCCTGCGCGATTACCTGACGACTTACGTGCGCTGGCCGCTCGCGACGATCGACGACACGGCGTTCCAGGCCGCCAAGACCGCGTGCGACGAGGTCGTGGCGCTCGGTGCGCCGGGGTCCGCGACGATCGCGCGCTATACCTGCGACGGCGTGATCCAGCAGGACGAGACCGCGCACCGCGAGAACGTGCAGGCCATCATGACCTCGATGATGGGCACGCTGGTCCCCATCGGGGCGCTCGCGGTCATGCGCGCTGCAGCGTGGACTACGCCCACCATCACGCTGGGTGACGACGACCTGATCGGCCCGGCTGTCATCGGCCCGTACCAGTCGGGCGAGGGTCTTTTCAACAGCGTGCGCGGGCGTTACTTTGACGGCGAGGACCAATCGGGCGTGCCTGCTCCGGGCGTGACGTACACCCGGAGCTATCAGCGACTGGACTTTACCCCTTACCGGTCGCAGGTCTACATCTCGCAGGATGGCGGCGCGATTGAGTACGACACGATCGACCTGCCCTTTACGGTGAGCGCGGTCCGCGCGCAGCGGCTCGCCAAGCTGCACCTCTTCCGCGAGCGCCAGTCGCTGCGGATCAGCGCGACGTGGAAGCTCTCCGCTGTCGCGCTGCAGCCTGGGATCATCGTGCGGCTCAAGCTCTCGCGCTATGGCTGGTCGGACCTCGACAGCGGGCTCGGCAAGGCGTTCCGGGTGCTGGACGTCAGCTACGACTTCGCCGGCATGCAGGTCCGCGCGACGATGCAGGAGGAGGCGCAGGCGGTCTATGCCTGGGACTACTCCGAGGCCGACGGCCGCGACCCGGCGCCGAACACGAGCTTTCCGACCTGGCGCGACATCGCGGCACCGACGGGCCTTCAGATCTCGTCGGGCGGCGACTACGTCAAGCGCCGCGGCGACGGCACGCGCCAGCCGTTCGCGCGCGTGACGTGGGACCAGTCCACCGAACCGTCGGTGCTGTCGGGCGGCTGGCTCGAGCTGGAGTGGGCGATCAACGACGCGGCCGAATGGCAGCGCAGCGGCCGGCTCGACCCGTACACGACCGCGTTCCACATCGTCGATGCCGCGGCGAACGACTTGTTCCGCGTGCGCCTGCGCGCGGTGAACCTGGTGGCTGCGTCGCCCTGGGCGTACAGGTCCGCGATGATTAGCCCACTGTCCGGCCCCGGTACGTCGGCGCTCGGAATCGGCGTCGGCGTAAACGCAGTGGCAGGCGCAACGCTGACATCCGAAGACGTTGGAAAGTTCAGGTTTTACTACTTCCCATCGGAAACTATTTCGACCCCGCTACCCTACGGGCAGGAGGTGTCCTTTCAAGGGTGGACGGGGTCGCAGTTTGCGCGCTCACCATCCAAGGTCATTGTTCTCACCGACAAGGTCTGGTCCACCGGTTACGGCCAGATCGCGGTTGTCGAGTTCTATGCCGGCACGATCGGGACTCCGACTAGGGGGTGGGTGCAAGCTGTTGACGGCAACCCAGCCGTGCCTGGGGACATCTGGGAACTGCAGACGTACGTCTCGGGCTCGTTTGACCTACGCGTAGACCCCGCGCTTCTCTACTACGACGCCTCGGACAATCTCGTGGGAGCCAGCTTCGATCAGCCGCCGCTGGTGTCCTGGCAGAACGACCCGTCGCCTGTTAAGTCGATTTCCGCGGAACGGCGCGACTTCATCCGCACTTGGTCATACGTGCGAATTCCGCCGGGCGTGGCAATCGTGCGCTGGTGCCAGGTGATCCAGTTCGATCCGGCGTACGTCAGCCCGGGCAGCGCGACGAACCTGGTCGGCGGTGCCGCGGTGTTCATTGCCATGCCGTTCGCCGCGCGCTGCTCGATCGCGTCCGAGGCAAGCCTGCGCGCCAATCCTCTCCTATACCTCACAAGCTGGAACGGGTGACCCATGCCTGCAATCACGCTCTCGACCAACTTTCTGAACACCACGTCGCCATCGGCGCCCGCGAGCTACACGACCGCAGGGCGTCCCGCGGCCTCGTCGATGCCGCATCAGATCATCTGGGTGAGCGATGCGAACACGCACCAGGTGAGCGATGGCACGGCCTGGCGCAGCTGGAACGTCGACGCGCTGAAGGTCCCGCGCGCGGTCGACACGTTCACGCAGGCGACGCGCCCGACGGCGGCTGCGGCGGGCGCCGGCAAGGTCGTGTTCCTCTCTGACCTGTCCGGCGGCACCTACCAGATCAGCGATGGCACGAACTGGGCGACGCTTGGGGTCGGCATCATCGCGGCGCTTCTCACTCGGATCGGCGTGCGGACCGACAAGGGGCTGCCCAAGCCCGCGTTCCTTGCGCGCCGCACGGTCTCGTCGACCGTCTACATCAATCCGACCCTCGGCAGCGACTCGAACTCGGGCACGGTCTACACGCTGCCCAGGCAGACGCTGCCCGGCACGCTCGTGGCCGGGACCGCGTACCTGTTCATCAATGGCGCCACCGCGCCCGGGTTCACGGTCTCGCAGAACGGCAGCAGCGGCTCGCCCATCGTGATCGGTGTCTACGACCAGTCGAACGGCGCGCGGATGAGCGACCGCACCACCGGCCGCGTGACGATCTCCGGGCAGATCGACATCGGCGGCAGGTCGTGGATCTCGCTTGAGCACCTGAACCCCACCCAGGGCAATCCGCGGATCAGTGCGGACAACTCCGCGAACTGCCAGATCATCTGCTGCGCCGCGCTGAACAATTCGGCCGGCGCCGGCATTAAGGGCTATTGGGCAGGCGGGCAGACCGGCGCGATCGAGATCGACGGCTGTGAGGCAAGCGGCAACTTCCGCGGCATCGAGCTCGACGCGGCCGGAGGCGCCGACGTCACGACTGGATCGGTCATCCAGTGGTGCCTGACCGACAACAACAAGGGCGCCGGTATCCAGTGGGGCGGGGGGCGCCGCTGGGAGAACTGCCACATCGCGTGCAACTCCGGCAAGAACAACTCGACCGACAATCGAGAAGCGAACGACGACAACAACGGGATCAAGGTCACCGGAATCTTTCGTAACGGCAGCTCGATCCGCTGGAACGAGTACAACCAGTCGACCTACTCCGGTCTGTGGCTGCAGCCCGACGGCGGCTCGTGGCACGCCTACGACATCGCCGGCCTGCGCATCCAGAACAACAAGTTCAGCGACGCGCAATACGGGATCGCGATCTTCAACAAGGCGAACGGGACCTACCTCGACCCGTGCGTGGTCGAGTACAACGATCTGTTCCGGGCCGGGTCGCGCGACGGCGGAATCACTGCGGCGGTGCCCGATGAACTGTGGGGGCGCTGCATCGAGATTTTCGCGGCAGGCGGCACGCCCGAAGCGCACATGCCGCAGCACATCATCACGCGGTACAACTGGCTGCACGACTCGTGGCTGCTCGACGAGTGGGGCACCGATGCGCAGGGCTTCGGCGCAGACGACTCGACCAAGTGGCTGACCGCCTACGGCAACCTGATCACCGGGTGCGCGGGTCAGGGCATTCAGTTCTACACCACGATCTCCGGCCGCGCGTTCGCGAATTTGTGCATCGGCAACGCGATCAACACTCGCGAGGGCTGGCCTCCGTACCCGCGGCAGATGGGCCAGTACCGCGCCGAGATCGCAATGGGCGACACGACCGATTGCCTGATCTACGGCAACGTGACGGTATCGGCGCGGACTGGCATCACGCGCTACGGCATCGTCGGCGGCTCGGGCGCGGTGAGTGGAAAGAAGACCCAGGTCCACAACAACCTGGTCTGCAACGCGCCGGTGGTCGGCATCGTGGTCAACGAGTCCTGGTCGGACGTGGACTACAACCACTACCGCAGCAACGCCGAGAACAAGCGCAAGATGAATGGCGTGAACGCGGAGCAGGCCGATGTTCCGGGCACGCCCGGTTCGATTGCACTTACCGCGAACGAGTCGTTCAGTAGCGGCCCGGCCAGCACCGATCCGATGGTGCAGGCCGCGGCGATGTCTCAGACGCTTTTCGACACCCTGCCGAGCGAGACCGTCACCGCGGTCGCCCCGCCGGCCACCTACGGCGAGACGCACGGCGGGGCGCTGACGGACCCGAACACCTCGTTCATCGACGTGCCCGTGACGCTGCCCGACAGCGTGCAGGTCGGCGACTCAATCCACGTCGTCGGTTTGGTGTGGTCGATCACGCAGGCTGCGAACCGCGTCACAGGCGTGCCGACAATGAGCGGCGAGACGTTCCTGCTCGGCGGGAAGACCGACCCGCTGGGCGAGATCGAGGCGTACTCGTGGGTGGTGCCTTCCGCGGCAGTCGCGGGCACGGGGAAGACCGCGACCGTCAGGGTCACGCGCCAGGACAACTCGTTCTGGTCGTTCTACGTGTGGAAGGGGCCGACCCTTGCGGCGTCGCCCGTCAATGCCCTGGCGGCCGGCTCGCAGTCCGGGACGACCTTCACGCTTGCCGGCGGCGCTCCGACGACGCTGCCGAGCTACGTCGCCGGGGTCGTGGTCCACAACGATTTCAGCGCAAACCGAGCGATCACGTTCACGACCGACACCGGCTGGACCGAGATGGTTCGGCGCATCGATTCCAACCCCGCGCCGTCGTCGCTGGGGTTCCGTCGCACGCTCGCTGCGAACCAGGGAGTGCAGCTCACGACCGTCGGGTCGGTTGCGCCGGGGTCGTGGTGGCACGGCGTGGCGGTTGCCTACGCGCTCGCGGGCAGCGTGCCTCCGTCGATCACGACCTCGTCCAGTCTGGCCGCGAGCACCATCGGTGCCAGCGAGGCGCAGACGTTCTCTGCAACCGGCACTACGCCGATCACCTGGGCGCTCACAGCCGGCGCGCTGCCGCCTGGGCGGGCGCTGAACGCAGCCACCGGCACGGTCACCGGTGCGCGCACCGCGGGCGGCAGCTACTCGTTCACGCTGTCGGCGACGAACTCGGTGGGCAGCGCGAGCCGGGCATTCTCGGAGACCATCACGGCCCCGGCGCTCGCCCCGTCGAACGTGGTCGTCACGCCCCTGTCGGCCAGCTCGCAGCGCGTGACGTGGGCGGACAACAGCAGCACCGAGACCGCGTTCGAGGTGCGGCGCAAGGCCAGCCCCAATGGGACGGTGCTCGAGATTCGCACCTACGGGGCCAACCTCACGACGGCAGACTTTACGGGGCTCGTCGCGAGCACCTCCTACTGGTATGACGTGCGCGCGGTCGCGGCGGCCGGGAACAGCGCGTATTCGCCCGAAGCGAGCGGCACGACGCAGGCGAGCGTCACGCTGTACGCGCAGCTCCTCACCGAGCCGAAAGACCGGCTCGGCGCCGACATCAACGGCAGCGGCAGCTGGAAGGTGGCCGTCTGGACGTCGCCCGGCGGGTCTGACCTGGTCGGCACGCTGGTCGGGCAGTACACCGGGCAAGTATTCGAGCCGGCGCTAGTCGGTGGCGAGGCGCGAATGCGGGTCAACCTGGGGGCCGCGAGCAGCACTGTCAGTGCGTCGCAATCGCTGGTGGTCGCCATCAGCGACGGGACGCGGGTCACGGGCCTGTTTGCCGCGGTGGTGGCGGTATGACCGACGAGGAGCGAGGGATGCGATTTTCCCGCGAGGTGCGCATCGGCGAGCTCATCGCCGCACTGCTCGCGATCTCTGCGATGGCGACCGGTTACATCGAGCTGAGAATCAAGCCGCTCGAGCAGCAGATTGCCGCCGTGGACCGGGCGCGCGTTGCCGATCGCGAGTCGGCGAACGAGTTCAAGCGCGAGTTGCGCGGCGATTTGCAGCGTCTTGAGTCCAAGCTCGACCGGCTGATCGAGAACATTCCGACCGTACGGAGGACGCAATGATCGACGAGACCCCTCGCGGCGCCCGCATGCGCTGGATCTGGATTGTGCTGGCTGTCTCGACGGCGCTGCTGGTGTGGCAGTACCCGGAGCAGGCTGGCGTGCTGTTGAGCAAGCTCAACAGGATCGCGCTCGGGGCCGCGCTGGGCGTGGCCCTGGACCGCGCTGTGTTCCCCTATGCCCGGCCCAACGAGATCTTCGACGAGGCGCCCTGGATGTACCGCCGGGCCGCGCTGATGATCGGCGGCATGCTGGCCGCGGCGCTCGCGCTATGACGACCGAGCCGCGCGACCCGGTGGCCGACCTGATCGCGCTCGTGGAGCGCGGAGCGTTCATCCAAGGCCGCCAGCACCCGACGCTGGTCGCGAAGATCCGCTGGTGCCTGCTGGGCTTCGTGGCCGGGGTGGTCGCGACGCTCTGGTGGGCGGCCGCCGCTTCGGCGCAGGTGCCGCCGGCGGCCGAGGCGTACCGGCGCGACCTGCTGCGGGCCGCTCAAGACGTGTGGGGCATGGATGCGCCGGTGTCGCTGCTTGCCGCGCAGATCCACGCCGAGTCCGCGTGGCGACCTGGTGCTGTCTCGCCGGCTGGCGCGCAGGGCTTGGCGCAGTTCATGCGCGCGACCGCGGCTGACGTCGCCCGGCGCTACGGCGGCGGCCCGCCCAACCCGTTCGACCCGCGCTGGGCCATGACCGCGCAGTCTCGCTACCTCCGAGAGCTGCACGGCGCGATCGCGGGCGCCGCCAACCCGTCGGAACGCATGGCGTTCGCGCTCGCCGGGTACAACGGCGGTGCGCGCTGGGTGCAGCGTCGGCGCGCCGCGTCGCCGACGCCCGGGCGGTGCCTCAACGCCGCCTGTGACATCAACCCAGGCGTGTCGGCGGCGAGTCAGCGGGAGAACCGCGCCTACCCGCGCCGCATCATCCTTGAGCTGATGCCGCGCTACCACGCCGCCGGCTGGGGCGGCCCGGCCTACCACGCCCGCTACCTCGGAGGCTGACGCATGTTCGGACTCGCACGTCTGCAGTGGGCCGGATTCGCGCTGGCCGTCCTCGTCGTGACGCACGGCGGGGCCTATGCCGCCGGGTGGTTCCGGGGCGTCGCGTCCGAGCGCGCCGTCTGGCAGGCCGAGCGGTCCCGGATCATGGCCCAGGCAGCCGCCGCCGCCGAAGTGGCGCGAGGCGAGGGCCGCCGGCTGGCCGCCGAACTTGAGCTGGCCAGGGCCACGGTGCGGACCGAGTACGTCGAGCGCCTGCGGGTCGTCTACCGGGCCGCCAGCCCGACCGCGCAGTGCCTGTCGCCGGACGTGACGAGCGCACTGAACCGCGCGCCGATCCGCGAGACCGTCGAGCGCCCCGGCGAGCCGCCGCGCGCCGTCGACCCGCCGCAGGCCACGGGCGGCACGTCCGAGCTGGGCGCCGCCGAGTGGATCGCTGGCGCCCAGGCCGCGCACGCCGAGTGCCGGTCGCAGGTCGCCCGGCTGGCCGACTGGATTCGATCCGTCACCACGAGGACGCCATGACCCGCATCCTGATCCTCTGCGCGCTGCTCGCCGGCTGCGCGACGACCCCGGTCGACTGCCGCATCCCGCCGCCGCCGGACGGGCTGCTAGCGGTCCCGCCACCGCTGCCGCCAGTGCCCGCAGACCTGCCGCGCCCGCGCTGACCCTGTTCCGGCACCTGGTGCCGAACCGTGCCGCCGATCGTGGCGGCGCGCACACGCTCTTTCGAGGCGATCCCGACCTAGCTGGTCGAGGGGAACCCGGCCGCTTGTGAGCTGGCCCCGCCGGGGTGATCCTCGGCGGGTTTCTCCGTGCGCCGATGCCTCGCTGGCTTGCGAGGCGCCCGCGCGGCGCCTCCGTAGAGTCTCGGAGGTGCGCAGCGTCGTTCGGGTGGGCTGCGAGGCGTTGTAGGGCCGCTATTCGGGCCGGGCCTTGACCCTGAACAGCTCCCAGAGCCCCGGGTGCATCGCTCGATCTCCCGACTCCCACCACTGCCACGCGCGCATGGTCGAATAGACAAGCGCGGCCGCAGCGGTCTGGGTGAGGCCGGCCGCCTCGCGCGCGGCCCGGATCTCGTCGGGCGCGGGGTTGCGTGCAGCCGACGGCGTGCGCCGGCTGCGGTTTGGGTGGGCGGTCACAGCGCGCGCGCGCGCAGGTTGTGGCGCTCGAACCCGCACGTGTCGATCAGATCGTCGATCGCGGCCTCGGCGGCCTCGAGCGTCGCGAACGCAGCGCTGCCGCCCGCCTCGACGTACTCGCGCGACCAGCGGCCCGACTCGCCGCGCCCCTCGACCAGATAGCCCGCCTCGCTGGTGGAGCCGTCCGGCTCGACGCGCCACGCGCTGCCGTCGTCGTGGAGCTCCACCGCCTCGTCACGCTCGGCTGCGATCCGCTGCGCCAGTTGCAGCGCCTCGTCGCACTGGGCGCGACCCTGAAGGCCGTCGGTGATGATGTCGCCGTCGATGGTGTAAATCGTTGCCATGTCGTCTGCTCCGCCCCTGATCCCGCGAGGCGCCGGTCGGTCGTGTCTCGACCATGTGTACATTGTACGGGTATGCACAGTGTGCGCCAAGCGGCGGACCTACCCGGATGGGTTAGCGCTGTCCAATACTGCCGCGCGGCACCCCGGAAACGCCGGTGAATCTGACGCCGATCGCCGCCGTTCGTATTGGACGGCGCGCGGCGTAGATCGTTGTGGCATGCGGCGTGGCGGGCGATCGGCGCAGAACTGACCGAGTACCTGAACGGCCCGGAGACGCCCTATCCATGCGGCCCCGTCGTCCAATACTTGACGATCGTCCAATACTCAGGCCGATTTCGGCCGCTTCATGACCGGACCGGGCACGACCGGCACCACCCGGTCACGCAGGTAGCCGCGCGTCGTGCGGCGGTCGCTGTGGCCGAGCAGCGTCTGCGGGTCGATGCCCTGCGCGTCGGCATCCGTGCCGCTCATCGCGCGTAGGTCGTGGATGTTCGCGCCGGTCACGCGGGCGCGCTTGCACGCCGCCTTCCAGCGCTTGTAGGCCATCGCGTAGGTCGGCGCGCGGAAGCCGAACAGGAACGGCGGGCGCAGCGCATTGGGCTTGAGCGCGCGGGCTGCGGCGACCGCTTCGCGCAGCTCCTGCGTCCAGGCGACCGTGACCCGCGCGCCGGTCTTCTGCTGCTCGAAGTACACCCCGTCTTCCC